ACAGCTTAGCGAGCACCCCGGCGACATGGAGTACTCCCAGGTCTATGCTCGGAGGCATGTGCGCGTTACCGCAGAGAAGATTCTCCACGTTTACGATGCGGACCGAGCCCAACAAACGCGTGGCGTCCCATGGATGAGCACCGCCATTGAGAGCCTGAAGATGCTCCACGGCTACCGGGAGGCCGAGCTTGTTGCTGCCCGTACTGGGGCGAGCAAGATGGGCTTCTTTACGTCCCCGCAGGGCGATGGATTCACGGCTGACGATTACGAAGATACGTTCACCCCGGTAATGAGCGCGGAGCCGGGGACGTTTCACCAGCTACCCGCAGGCGTCAATTTCCAGGAATTCAACCCGAGCCACCCGTCCACCGCCTTTGGAGAATTCGAGCGGGCGGTTTTGCGCGGCATCGCCTCCGGCCTTGGCGTCTCCTACTATGCCCTGGCCAATGACCTCACCGCGGTCTCTTACTCAAGCATTCGAGCGGGCGAGCTTGCGGACCGAGACTTTTACAAGACGCTCCAGACGCTCATGATCCAGCACTTCGTCGAGCCGGTATACCGCATGTGGCTCACGTCTGTCATGACCGCAAATCGGATACCGATCCCGATCACGAAATACGACAAGTTTGCAGAGACCGTCCATTTCCGCGGTCGAGGCTTCCCATGGGTCGATCCGCAGCGCGAAATCCAGGCGAACATCCTCGGCATTACCAACGGCATCATGTCCATGCAGGACGTGGCCAACAATTACGGCCGGGACATTGAGGAAACGTTCGAGCAGATTGCGCTCGAGAAAGAGCTCGCGGCCCGCTATGGAATCCAGCTCGCATTCGAGCCCTTCGGCCAGAAGATGCAGGCACCCCCAACCATATCTGGATCGGCAGAGCCGGAGGGCAGGAGCTCGACGAATGTGAAGGTTCCAGAAGTCACGGAGCACAATATCAATATCAACCCCTCGGTTGAGGTAAAGCACGATCCGATCAAAATCGATATGCGGATTGATACCGAGCCGAAAACGAAGAGGCGGAACGTCAAGCTAGTCCGGGATGCAAACGGCGCGATTACTGGCGCGGAAGTTGAGGAACAATAAATGGCGATTACGAGCGCAATCTGCAATTCATTCAAGCAGCAAATCCTAGAGGGCGTCCACGCGACAACGGATACCTACAAAGTCGCGCTCTATACAAGCTCGGCCACCCTTGACGCTTCGACAACCGCCTATTCCGCCACGAACGAGGTTTCTGGCACCGGCTACACGGCAGGCGGGGCTACTCTGTCCGGGCTTGGGACTGGCCTCTCTGGATCGACCGCATATCTCACTTTTGCCGACCCGACATGGGCCGATTCGACAATTACCGCTCGCGGCTGCCTCATTTACAACTCAAGCAAGAGCAACAAGGCGGTTGCGGTTTTTGATTTCGGCTCCGAGGTCTCGTCCGTAAACGGCACGTTTACCGTGGACTTCCCGGCAGCAGGGGCCTCTAGTCTCATCCGAATAGCATGACCGTTCAATTTGACTCCGGCGTCGGCCTCTTTGATGCGGCGTCCGGGCTCTTTGATGATGGCGGGGTGGTCAATGCAACGGCAACCATTGCCGGCGTCGAGACAACAAGCTCATTTGGTACGGTTACGAGCAACGGCACGCGCAGCGAAATCGCTGCTATTTCCGGCGTCTCCGCAACATCGGCAGCCGGGACCGTTACCGCGTCATCCGATTCGGCCCCGGTCGTAAAGAGCGGCACTTCTAGGCGCAAAAAGCCCGGTAAATTCATCCCATATCAGGGCGGCGGGTATACGCCACCTCCACTTGTTATCAATGCCCACGCCATTTGCCTCTCGCAAGAATCGGGTGCAAAGGCCGGTAATGTTTCCGCAAAAGGCTCTATTCACATCGATGGACGTGCGGCCCTTCAATCCGTTAAGGTAGAGACAAGGCTGGAATATGCAAAAGCCCGAGGGGTTATCAACCCGACCGACGAAGAATGGCAACTACTGCTGGCGGCATAAATGGCAACCTATAAAGGCGTTGAAATCGACACAAAGCCGACCGAGGCGATGGCAGAGGAAGCGCAGCGCGGACTCGATTGGCGGCGTGAGTATGGTCGTGGCGGTACTGAAGTCGGCGTCGCCAGGGCGCGTCAGCTCATTAACCGTCAGGACCTTTCTCCCGATACTGTTCGCCGGATGCATTCGTTCTTTTCGCGGCACGAGGTAGACAAGCAGGGCGAGGGTTTCTCACCCGGTGAGGATGGATACCCATCGGCAGGGCGTATCGCCTGGGCCTTGTGGGGTGGTGATGCAGGGCAAACCTGGGCTAGAGCGAGGGCTTCGAGAATGGACACTATCGATAACAGGGCAGCTCCGGACGCTTTGCGCGTCGGTGATTTCGTCTCTTGGGACAATCCAGGCGGAAGGGCAAGGGGTAGGATTGAGCGAATCGAGCGAGACGGGAAAATAAACGTCCCTGATTCCTCTTTCGAGATCGAAGGCTCACCAGATGATCCCGCAGCTCTTATTCGTTTGTATCGCGAGAATGAGGACGGATATGCGGCAACCGATACGCTAGTTGGGCACAAATTTTCAACGCTGACAAAGATTTCGGATATTAGAACCGAAGCGAAGGGTATTGTGGCGAGCGATAAATCTGGTCTAATATCCAAAGCAAGCGAGGTGAACATGGATCAAAGACACATTGTTGCAGTTTCAGAGGACGAAGAAACCGTCACGGTGACGTTCGCCAAAGAAAAGCACGAGATGGAAGAAACCCCAGAGCAAGAGGCTGCGGAGGAAATTATTGAAGGCGCAGATGAGCTCATGGAGGCCGGAATCTATGAGGGAAGCGTTTTCCCAGCCGATCGCAAAGGCGAACCAATCCTGCATCGTGCAGATTCTATGGACGCCGAGGTCAAAGATGATCGCCGGGTCCGCATGGCTATTTCAAGCGAGACGCCAGTAGAGCGCGGGGCCGGGACCGAGATTCTCGATCACGCTTCCTCGTCTATTGACTTGTCGTTCCTTAATTCCGGTCGTGCTCCACTGTTGGTGGATCATGATCCAACGCAGCAAATCGGCGTAATTGAATCAGTAGAGCTCGACGAATCGGCGCGGAAGCTCCGAGCAGTAGTTCGCTTTGGAAAAGGCGAGCGAGCGTCCGAGGTCTACGACGACGTGGTGGACGGTATTCGCGGGAACGTGAGCATCGGCTATTACGTCAAGAAGGTCGCCAGGGCAGAGGGCGGTTATCGCGCTACGTCTTGGCAGCCTATGGAAGTGTCAGTCGTGAGCATTCCTGCCGACCCGTCAGTTGGCGTGGGCCGCTCTGCTGAGATTCCGCAAACCGTCCCTGTAAACCTTAAAAAGGAAATCAAAATGGAAACGAATCAAGACGGCGTGGTCTCCGCAGAGGCCGCTATCGCCAAGCGCAACAAAGAAGTCTCCGAAATGCTGAACCTGGCCATTCGCCACAATCAGCGCGCCCTCGCTGAGGACGCAATCTCCAAAGGCCTGAGCATTGAGCAATTCCGTGGCTCCTTGCTTGAGCGTATCGCCGACAAGCCCTTAGAAGCTGTTGAAATCGATATGAACAAGCGCGAGCAGAAGCAGTACTCGCTCATGCGCGCTATCGAGTCCGCCCGCCAGGGTCGCTTTGGTGGTTTTGAAGCTGAAGTCTCTCAGGAAATTGCCAAGCGGTACGGCAAAGACCCCCGTGGCTTCTATGTCCCGTCAATGATTTTCAAGCGTGACGTGACCACCGCTTCTCCTGCCAACGGCTCGAACCTGGTCCCAACCGATCATCTCGCAGGTGAGTTTGTCGACGCTTTGCGTGCCAACCTGGTTATTTCCAACCTCGGCGCACGCATGATGCAGGGCCTTAAAGGTGACGTCGCTATCCCAGCTCTGAATGCCAAGACTTCGGTCGGCTTCGTCGCTGAGAACGCTGCCCCTGGCTCTGAGGGTGCTCCTTCGTTCCGTCAAATCACCATGTCGCCAAAAACTCTGGTCCAGTACGTTGACCTGAGCCGCAAGCTGATGATGCAGTCCGATCCCTCGGTCGAAATGATCGTGCGTGACGATATGACCCGTCAGTTCGCTGCCAAGATTGACGAAGTGGCCATTGAGGGCGGCGGTGCCTCCGAGCCCACCGGTATCCTCGGCACCTCCGGTATCGGTTCGGTTGCCCAGGGCACCAACGGCGGCGCGATAACTTACGCTTCTTGCGTGAACTTGGAGCGCGAGGTCGCAATCGACAACGCTCTGGCCGGAAACCTGGCTTATCTGACCAACCCCAAGGTTGTGGCAGCTATGCGTCAGACTTCCCGTCAGTCTAGCGGCGTTGAGGGCAACTTCATCCTGAACGATGCCAACACCCTGCTCGGCTACCGCGTTGCCTCCACCACCCTGGTTCCGTCCGATCTGACCAAGGGCACGTCCTCCGGCGTGTGCTCGGCCATGATCTTCGGAAACTTCGCTGATCTCATGATCGGTATGTTCGGCGGCCTGGACGTTCTGGTTGATCCCTACACCGGCTCCAGCACCGGCGCAACCCGCGTAGCTCTATATCAGGACATCGACGTGGCCGTTCGCCATGCCGAGAGCTTCGCTGCAATCAAAGACATCACGACCTAATGGTCTAAGTCTTGGAGAAGGGCTGGCCTACGGGCTGGCCCTTTTTTATGCGCTCTTTTCGCAGTTTTCACAAACTACATTCGAACGAAACTTGTGCGGTTTTGGGGGGTGGCGTCACGCTTCCATCTGATCTCCGAATGATCCCCCAGGTAGACCGGCTAATTGGCGTCAATCAGCACGCGCTCATCCTGCCTCTGGATTACCTAGTTTTTTCTGATCGGGACGTGTATCCGTTCATCCAGGAGTACCGGGACATTCTAAAAATCACCAATCTAAACAAATGGCATGACCGATCCGATTTTATCCATGCGGGCGAGTGCCCTGCTATCGGATTCTCCGGCGCAAAGGCTATCTGGTGCGCTGACAAAATGGATTTCCAGACTATTTACGTTTGCGGGGTGGACCAGTATCAGGACTACGGGGGCCGGGAATACTGGTGGCAGGGCCCACAATCTTTCCCATTTACCGCAAAACATCACGGAGCTCGCGACAGTCTCCGCAGATGGGAGGAATTCATCAATTCCCTAGACCACCCGGAGCGTGTATATTTTGTCTCTGGAAGATTAAAGGAGATGCACCAATGATTAAGGTCGAAATCACCCGTGGTATCCATTGGAACGGCGAGCATCGCGATCCAGGCGACGTGATCGAGGTCAAAGAATCGGACGCCTCATGGCTGTTCGGACGCGGCAAAGCCAAGCCTTACGACGATCGCGCCCCCGTGGTCAATCGAGCCGTGGAAATCCCGACGACGGAGCAGCCAAAGCTCAGCAAGCGCACGTGGAAAAAAACCTCCGAGTCGTCACAGTCCTAAGGGGCGGCGGGGACTACAATCCGAGCCATGTCTACTCCCTCGAAGGCATGGTGCACAAGTATCTCGGGGCGGAGTTTCTCTGCCTCTCCGATCAACATCTCTTGTGCGAGCATTCCCCGC